GATGATATCTACGGACCACTCCTAGATGAGATTGGTATCAAAGGTGAGTATGTCATTGACATTGGTGCATATATCGGTGACACCATGATCCTATTCGGACTCCACGGAGCAGCGAAGGTCTTTGCTTTTGAACCTCACCCAGTTCTTTTCAAACTCGCCGTCAAGAATGCGAGATTGAACGGAGTGCGTTTTTCAATCAAGAACGTTGGTTTATCGAATACGTATGAGAAAAAGGATATTATGGGTAGGGCGACTAGGTCGTTTGGATTAGGTATTGGTCCGTTCCTCGACCCTAAGAAGGACAACCATCACCAGGAGATCACTCTAGTAAGCGCCAATACTAGAATTCATACGGTACTATCACGTGCTGGTAGAAGAATCCGACTACTGAAAATTGATTGTGAAGGATTTGAAACTGTAATCCTTCCAGAAATAACTGACCACTTAAAGAAGATCGATCACGTTATCGTGGAATGCCACGGTGTCCGTAAGCGTCAAGCAATTGAAGCATTATTCATTTGCGTAGGAATGAAAATACGTGACTATTCAAATGAACAGCAAATGAGTGCGAATAAGATTTCAACCATTCACGCATCCTGGTAGGAGGGAGTAATGGACTTCAATTGGGCTACGTTTTTCTTTGGTGCAATAACAGGAGCAGCAGTTATTCTTGGAATAGCGCTATCAATTATTGTACGACTTGGCGTTATTAACTCTAAAAATAATGAGTGAACATAAAGTCATAGCGGTCGATACGGAGACAACAGGTCTCATACCCTGGGATAATGCGTCTAAAGGTGGTTTATTTCACCCAGCAAGACCGTTTGCTATCAGTTGGTGTTGGGATGATGAAACTACAGGATATGCTCGCTTCAAAGTAGATCCTTTTACCCGTGAAGTACTTTACAAAAGAAAACCCAAAACCTTTAAAAAGGTACAACAAATACTTGGTGATCCTAACACCATTAAAGTACTACACCACGCTCCGTTTGATTACAAGCAGTTAATCCATGCAGGTTTTACAATCCGTGGACCCATATTAGATACTCTTCTAATGGCGCACATTGTAACGCATGGAAATGAGTTTAGGTACGATCTGAAATTTCTGGGGGAGAAATGGTTTGGATTCCCCAAGGATGACCAGGAGCAGTTAGAAGCTAGTACAAAAGCTGCAAGACAAATCGCTAAGAACAAAGGTTGGTGTATTGCTACAGAGGAGCACTTCGGTAAGAAACCACACTTTGCGGATTATTGGTTAGCGGATCCTGAACTCTGTAAGAGATATGCGGTTCAAGATGCCGAACGAACCATGCTTCTATATATGCTACTGGCACCAAAGGTAGCTAAAAACGCAAAGTATAAAGCGGTGTTTGATAGAGAGACTGCACTGTATGATGGACCGATCAAGACCATGGAGTTTGCGGGGATGCGAGTATTCCCAAACCATGTAGATCGGTTAGCAAAGTACTATAATGACTACATTAAGAAGCAGGAACGTGTCATACGCAAGGAAGCGTACAAAGGGTTCAATCCCAATAGCGGTCCACAGAAAATTAAAGAACTTGTTGAGAAGCGTGGTCTTGAAGTTCAGAGGATGACCCAACCATCGAAGAAATTTCCAAACGGACAGCCTCAGGTCAGTGGACACTTCTTACAATTTCATGCTGAGAAAGAAAATCCAGACCCCCTCTGTCGTGCTATCCTAGAATGGTCAAATGCGAGGCGGGCGGTCAATGGGTTTATCAAAACCTATAGACAGCATATGGTGTTAGAAGATGGTGTGTATATATTACACCCTCAAATTAGAGGTATAGGTGCTATTACTGGTAGACTATCATCACATGATCCCAACTTAATGAACGTAGCTTCAGAGACAACGGGACGTAGGCGATCTAACGTGGCTCTCAAACCACGCGAAACATTAGGTCCACGACCAGGACATATGTGGTATCTCCCTGATTTCGGTCAGTTGGAAGTATGGATTTTCGCTATGGTGTCTAAGAATCAAAAGATGCTAGATGTACTCATGGGTGGTGGAGACTTTCATGGTGAGATCGGAAAGATCGTATTTGGTGATGAACCGGATTATGAGGATCGACTGGTCTACTATCGGAAATGTGGAAAACTCATTATCTTTCAAACGTTGTATGGAGGAGGCATCAAGAAGTTGTCACAAACTGTTCCGTGCTCGCATGAACAAGCGAAGAAGTATAAAGATGCCTATATGCAGAGACTCGGGAACATCGAACAATACATTCACCGATTAGGTAACAGAGCAAGAAAAGATGGTTTTGTCAGTAACGTCTATGGACGTCATTCATATGTGCACCCTGATTACACCTACAAAGCGGTGAACTACTTGGTTCAAGGAACAGCAGCAGACGTTCAGAAAGAAGCATTGATTAACGTTCATTCTGTACTAAAGGAGAAATGGCCGGAGGCTAGACAGTTAATGTCACTCCATGATGAGCAGATTATTGAACTCCCGTTACATTACCACTGTAAGCGTTTAATGCGCGATCTCATTACCTGTATGCAACGTGCAGGAGAGCCCCTTCAACTCCCACAGAAATTACCTGTCGGAGTTAAGATATGCCGTACAAGATGGCATAAGACCAAAGAGATAGAACTGGAGGTCGCATGAGAGCGGTCTTAATCCGTGACGGTAAGAAGAAAAAAGAGTTTACAGTTCCAACCTATCTAACAGCGGCGTGCCAATCTGACATTTTCAACTTTGTGGATTGGTTGCATAGAGTTGGTAATGATCCTAGAAATACTATAATCATTACTAAAAACCCTTTGGAGGAAAGATTTAATATAACGGAAGCTGGATTAGTGGAGTTGTCCTGTGAAACTCCCGAAGGACAGTAATGTACGCGCCTTTGAATTACACGGCGTAGAGTTCGAGGGCGAATCCACATCTCAATATTATGGTCGGTGTCCATTCACTGACAAATCTAGTAAGTTCTACGTCAATAAAAAAACTCTCTTATGGGATAGTAAAACTGCTAATCTCAAGGGAAATCTTTATCAGTTTCTTGAAGCTATTTCCGAACTCAATGCGAGCGGTAGACTTCCTAAACTGGCAAAGAATAGAGGTCTACCCGAAGAAGCGTTTGATTTCTGGGGTGTAGGCTATGGGGCAGGGAAATACACCATTCCCGTTCGGAACCGAGAAGGTAAAGTTATTGATATCCGCTATTGGCGACCTAAGGTTCATGGTGTATGGACAACTAAAGGGTGTAAGCCAGGGTTGCTTGGTGCTGAAAAGATGGCGCGAGCGCACCCTAACAAACCCATCTACGTTTGCGAAGGTGAATGGGACGCTATTGCGCTCCAATGGTTGTTGCGTAAATGTGGTAAGAGTGGTATTGTTGTAGCGACTCCCGGTGCTGGTACATTTCGGGATGAATGGGTAGAGTGGTTCGAGAATAGAGACGTCTATTTATGTTACGATAACGACGAAGCAGGAGCGCAAGGTGAACTCAAAACCTTCAAGAAACTCCATGATAAGTGTCGCACTCTCCACTTCCTTAGATTCCCTGAAGAAAGCAGTGATGGAACTGACGTCCGCGATTGGGTCGTTGAGTGGTACAATAAAAAGAAACCGAAGACAGGTCTCAAAAAATTCCAAACGCTCTTTGTGGGAGAACCGCGTCTCTCGGGCGATGATGAGGACTCCGACGTTTCCACGAAAAGTGCGTACAAGAAACCTGCATCATTTACGCAGGTCCAAAAGGTCTTCAAAAAATGGCTCCACTTAAGTGATACAGACGGTATCCGAGTTGCACTAGCCACAGTATTGTCCAACCGATTAGATGGTGACCCAATTTGGATGTTCTTTGTCGCACCCCCAGGAGGTTCTAAAACAGCCACACTCTCTGCGTTTAATAGGACAAGGAAAACGTATATAACTTCATCACTCACATCGCGCAGTTTGATTAGTGGATTCCATTTTCGGAACGGTGTAGATCCATCATTGATTCCTAAGTTGGATGGTAAAGTGTTGATAATAAAGGACTTTACTACAATCATGGAGATGCGTGATAATGAGAAGGATGAAATCTTTGGGATTCTTAGGGACGCATACGACGGAAGCTGCGGTAAGGTTTTTGGCAACGGCATTGTCCGTAGATATGATAGCCGATTCTCAATACTTGCTGCTGTCACACCAGCAATTTACAGCGAAGGTTCCAAGAGTGCTTCACTCGGAGAACGCTTTCTTAAGTTCTGTGTCGCAGATAATTTACGCCATTTCAGTGAAGACGAAATTATCGCAAAGGCAATTTCCAACGTTAATATCGAAACTGAAATGCGTTCAGAAATGGAAGACGTTGTCCAATCGTTCATGCAACGAAACGGTACAACCAAACCTCAGATACCGAGTAAAATCCTGGGTACTATCATCGCTTTGGCAAAACTGGGAGCAAGAGCGAGAGCGTCCATTGCGCGTGATAGATACCGACCTGATATGGTCGAGGGTAGACCATCTGCGGAAGTTGGATCAAGACTCGGAAAGCAACTTGCTAAGTTGGCTATGTCGCTGGCTATGGTTGATGATCGAAATGAAGTTAATGATACCGATCTACGAATCATTCAGAAAGTGGTGCTGGACACACTTCCACAACGAGTAGAAGATATCATTCGGTACATGTGGAAAGAGTGTCCACATGAAGATGATTCAATAGGTACCAGAGATATCGCAATTGGTACAAGGTATCCCACAGCTACAGTATCACGGCTCATGGCTAACTTTAACCTTCTGGAGATAGTCACTCGGGTGGGTTCCAAGTCCCGCTTTAGTTGGTCTTTAAGTGACTATATTCGGAAGTGTATAACGGGCTCATCGGTATACGAAGATCCAGAGCTACTGAATAGAAAGCGTTTACGGATCAAACGTAAGAAACGTAAGAAGAAGAGGGAGGAAGCTAATGCGTGAGTGGATTAGAAAAGTTATAAGAGTTCTGTCGCAACTCACAAAAATCAACTTGGTCTATAAACTGAATGAAGATATAGACTCACTAAAAGAACAACTCAAAGATAGTAAGGTGCGCATTGAATCATACATACTGTTACTCGATGATAAACGAGGAATGATCACTAATCTAAAGACCAGATCCGTGATCTTAGAAGGGTTTATTAAAGCCTTAGTATCAAGAGAGCAACGTTTCTATCTTTACATTGAAAACACTGAACTATTGCAAGTACATAATCACTTCCCTTCAATGGAAGTTAAAGACTTCGGTAAGCAAACACGCATCCGTTTAAAAGAAAACAAGGAGTGGAGGACACCCGACGCTTCTGAACCGAAAAATGGCTCCGTAGGACGCTCCCTAACGCCCGAACCTTCATAGGCTAGGGCAATGGCCCGATATCGGGGTCAAATTGGTTAGGGAAGGTCCTACGCTGCCTGACGGGAAATGAGCCTATATAGCCCACAAAAAGGAAGGTTCAATCCGTAACAGGAGGCACCGGGCTTTGTAACCGATCTTGAGAAGAGGGGGTAAACTCAAGACCGTGTCCCGCCGGGTAGGTCAGCAGAGCCCGGTGCTTCCATTCTTCAAATTACGGAACGAGTCTAATCTGTTCACCTGTATCTCCACGCCACGTATGTTTATTCTTACAGAACATCACGCGAGGATCAGGTCCGTTTGGATTTTTTAGATACATGCGGTCACCATCGAACGGATCAGACTTTGGCGAACTACAAACTGGGCATCTCATATTTTCGATGGGTGGACGTTCTATAAACGCGGGGTTAGAATTTATTGGGCTGGTGCGATCAACGTAGGTTGAAAATACACCGCCCATAGTGACTCCGACCATCACAGCGAAAGCACTCATATATCCAGTAAGCCGCTGTTTACGATAACTCAAAACATCCGCCGCGAACGCCCTGCTGCGGCAGGGGTGAATGTTGGCGTCGTCAGATTCGAATTGTAGTCCCCGCTATTGCCGTCGTAGCAGGTATCAATGGACTTGTTGCCGTTCGTGCGTGAGCATTCGATGACTAGAATGTCGGTTGCGGCAAACGTCACAGCGCCCGGCGACCCGGTCGTATTGATGCTCTCAGCATCGGTACCACAGACGGTGCCCTTGGTCATGGTGCCTGACTCCGCACTCACCATCGTTTCCTGCAACGTGCAACCGCTGTTATAGCGGGCGACAGTACAGGTCACGCGATTTGCAGGCCCGCCGCCGCTGCCGACCTGCACCTTGATGTTGTTCGTCCACGTTCCCGAGGCGTAGTCGCCCGCTCCGGGAACGATGTTCCAGGTCGTCGCCGATACGATACTGGTGGTGAGCGTTGCCGTGCCTGCCGTTGTACTGAGATCGCGCCGAGTACCCGAACCGCACGCCTCACCCGTGGTGTCGCGTAGGTAGTAGGTGTCGGCCAGCGCGGGCGAACACGCCAGCAGCAGGACTGCCAGGATTCGCTTAGTCATTCGTCCACTCCCAGCAAATCATCGTCCAGGTCGGCGTTGACTCCGATGTGGTGTCCATCCGCATAACTTCTCCTGCTATCAGTGTTGCCGTACCTGACATTGAAATATCCCAAGTGAGTGAACCATCGGTGTTACAGACAATAGTCTCGATGGCTGTACCACCATAGTCTTCAAGCACCACTGTCGCGGCTGCACTGGATTCGCACGCAACTGCGGTGATCGTTACGGCTTGTCGGAATACGTCCATTATTATGTTGTCATCCGCAGCTACGAGACTTTCAACGGTCTTGCACTGATGCTGCGTACGCCGGTCAACAAAGTCAGTTGTGGCAATGCTCGTGTCGCTGTCACCACTCGATGCAGTCGGTGCTGTAGGCGTACCAGTTAAAGCCGGACTTGCCAATGGTGCAGTGAGCGAACCCTGCGGCACCTGGGATGCGCCGAACCCAATGTCACTGTTGGTGCTCAGGTTCTCGTAGGTCACGCCGGTTGCGGTAATGGCACTGACGACGCAGCCTGTGATTTCACTGCACTCATCCTGCGCCGCAAGCTCCGTATCGGTAGCCAAGTCCGTTGCACAGGCAACATTGTTTGCAGTCGTGTCGTAGGTCAGAGCGGCACCAGCAGCATCGCAGTCAGGCACGGTGTCATAGGTCGCCACACCTGCGCCGCCGACGACGAACTGGTCGTCTACGATCCCGGTAAGCACGGTGGTCAGCGTATTCGTTTCAGAACCGCCAGCCGGGGTAGTGATACAAGCCCATGACGCGCCTTGATCCTCAAGAATCTCGTTGGTGCCACACATAGTCCCGTCGATCTCAGTCGTTGCGTCGAGTGCGCCAGCGGCGAGGTTGTTAGCGGTCGTTGCCGTTGTAGCGGTCGTTGCCGACGTTACTGGACTGTCTACATTGCAAACGCCTGCGGCGCACGTTAGATCCGTACCGCCGGCAGCGGCGACTAGAACCTCGTCACGCTCATTTCCACCGTTGATATTCGCATCGGGAACATTAGCCCAAGTGACGGCGACACTTAGGTTATTAATCTCGTCACCAGTCGTAAAGTGCGAAAGATCAGTAATATCTGCCTCTGCCGGTTCGTAACAACCCTGCACCGCACCGTTGGCATCTACACCCAACGGGATCTCTCCAACGGCGCAGTTTAGCCCGTCGCCATGACCGCCGCCAGAAGGCGTAGCGATGCAAACCCACGACGCCCCCTGATCCTCAAGAATCTCGTTGGTGCCACAAAGTGTACCGTCAATTTCCGCTGTGGCATCAAGTGCAGCAGACGCTAAATTGTTCGCAGTCGTCGCAGTTGTCGCGGTGGTCGCTGATGTGACCGGGCTGTCCACGTTGCACACACCAGCGGCACAGGTGAGATCCGTACCACCAGCAGCAGCGACCAGAACCTCATCGCGTTCGTTGCCGCCGTCCACGTTGGCATCGGGAACATTAGCCCAAGTGACAGCAACCGACAAGTCGTTTATCTCTGCGTCAGAAAGTCCAGACCCCTCCCAATAGTCAAGTGCGCAAGCAAACGTATCGGTGTTGTGACAAGTGCAGATTGCCACCATCCCATATGGGACCTCGATTGCCGTATTAATCCCAGCTCCAATATCACCACCGGTCGCAGGACATAGGTTGAGAGTATCGTTACCGCTACTGTCGTCGTTGATAACTGTGAATAAAGAACCTGCCTCAATCGTGACGCACGACTCCATGCGAGCATAATTCGCTGTGCCGGTGCCAACTGTCGTGAAACGATTGATTTGATTCTCAAGGTCAGCGCCCGTCGCACAAGTCGTCCCGGCTGCCGATGCCGTTGATAAATGCGATGCGCTAAGTATTCCTGGTGAATCAACCTTTACGCTATCCGAGAATGAGCCACCGATACCAACGTCAGTAACGAATGGTTTCTTGATAATCACCTTATCTTGGACGTAGTTTGCTTCGAGATACGACACTCCTCTAGAACCAAACGCAGTAGGATAAATCGCGTCAGCGGCACTACCATACATATAGGTATCGGTTGCAACACTATAGGATATCACACCTAATTTACCAACGCTATCGTCGGGAAAAGTATACACATCAGCCGCAAGTGTATTGGTCCCAGGAGTATAATTAAACGCGGCTTCAGAGTCGTGGCCTCCCACCCCATTACTATACTGAACGTTACCACTTCCTCCAACTGTACCACTACCTGGGAGATCGCCTACGTCAATTTTGTTAAGTGCTCCGGTATCATCTTCAGCAAGTAACCAATCTCCTGCTGCCGGTGCAAGCTCTTCTGGAAGGGTAGAAATCTTTCCATAGGCCGCTGTCCCAGTACCGGTACCCCATACGATTTCTTCGTCTGCGATTCCGTTGGCTCCGTCAGTCTCTAGATCGTTGGTTTCTGAACCAGTTATTGTTACGTCATGGTTGGCACCGTCAGCAGCCGCAGATACTGTCACAGTACCGGCACCGATGAATTGAACTTGCTCGGTTGAATCAACAGTTAGAATCGGACTGGCGTCGGTGTCAGTCACGTCCCAGCTAACAAACCCACCCGCACCACCATCATCATCGACTGCTTTCCACGTGTTCGCTGCTCGACACACGTACAACTCACCGTCGGTATCACCATCAGTGTCGTAGTAGGTGTCACCAATCGAGCAAGTACCGGGGAGTGACGTACTGGTAGGGAGTCGTAACGTACCCTCGGTACCACTATCGAAGTTAAACAGTGATTGGATAGTCCAAGTGTCCGTAATTGTCTCGGTGCCATAATCGGTAGCAAGATCGGTGGGACTAAACCCGCCACCACCCACAGAGATCCACTCGCCCGGAGTATTGCAGGTACCGTCGCCAGTCTCCTGGCAGGAGTACAACGCGTCATCGTCCTCCTCGATGCACAGCTCACCGTCTTTGCCGTCGGTGATAGCGGTGCAATCGGTGGCATGACGCAGTAGCTGGAGGAAATTAGCGTCTGTAGCGTGGGTGGTCGTGGCGACACCAGAGTCAAGAATTCCGTCAACAAGTGCGTTGCTGGTGAGATCAATGCTCCCCGTTCCAGTAATATTTAGCGTTGCGTTAGGGATGTTGAGGTCGCCACCAATAGGAGTTATCGTCAAATCTCCTGTAGAACTGGCATTGAATGTAACTCTACCTGTCATATTCGTATCAGCTAGAACGAGTTCGGCGTACCCTAGCCCTGACAAAAGGTTCAGCTGACCAAGAAAACCCGCGTCTGCACAGTCCTTATTGGCGGTGCCGTCCCAGTCACCAATACATACGTAACCCCCGCCTGGACTATCCGTAGTATCTTGAATGACGAGATTTCCGTATCCAATTGAGTTAAGTGCTTCGATAGTCCAGTTCTCAACCGCATTGGTTTTATTCTTTACTACAACTCCTGCGTCAAGTTCAAACTGATCTGCCGTAGTATTGAATTCCACTCCGTAAAGCGTGCCGCTGTCGTCCAGCCATTCGATCGCGTCGAGCATGAAGTTACGGTTGTCAGGATCATACGTCAGTGGATACTCGCCGTGAGTTTCATTCATGAAGTAACCGAAGGTCATGTCAGAGAGACGTACCTTGTCTAAGTTGCACGAACCTCCATTAGTACAGCGCCAGTCACCCCATGTCCAGCGGATACCGCAAACGGAAACTGCTCCCGCAGGGTAATTAGGTAAATCACTGGTCAGAGTATATTGAAAAAGAGATTCAATGTCACCGTTCGCTTGGTATCCTGAAACATCTTGCGCCGTCTGCCAGGTACAGGCCGTCCCTCCGGAGTCGCAACAAGCAGACTCGCCCACCAGATCGTTGTCATACTGAAGTTCGACTTTCATATTGTCAGGTATGTAAAACTCAGAACCGTGGAAGCGTGCTTGCCAGAACCACTTACCAATTGTATGGTTGATATCGCTCGGATGAATCGGCCCGTTGTCATTGCCACCGACGACGATCACCAACTCTTCTAACTGCGGTGCGCATCCAGGGCCGGGTACAGGACAACCCACGGCATCAACTACATCCGATGTGAAGTGACCCGTCGAATTGAACAAGTCGGTACAATCGTCGCCGGACAAGGCGAAATCTCCAGTGTTACACGTTAGCTCGGCGGTCGGCCAACGTCCATAGTTGGTCAAGACACTACGCGAGTTTCCGACGAACCACTCCAAGAAATTACCGCTGTTATCCTTCGCCAAGTTACCTTGAAAGTTGTAGATATCAGTGTTACCAGTAGAGGTCAGTCCTCCGGTGGTCACATCACCGGACGTCAGTTTACCAGTTACTGTAGCGTCATCAGTTGAAGTAATCTGTTCCCCAGTAATCGTTCCAGTCGTAGTGAGGTTGTCGTCTAAAAGACCGATATCACCACCCTTTACTCGAATCTGCAAATCGTCATTCGGATCACGATTAAAGGTTACAACGTCAGTGAGAACATTCGTCCCTGTAAGAGCTAGGTCAGGGTACAAATCTGTAGGATCGCGTATCTGGAGGATGGCTGCACCACCAGCAGCATTTACGCCTCGAAAGTCTCCCATTGCAAATCCAGATACGTCTAGAAGTGTGTCACCGTCATACTCTGGTTCCCATACGAGTACGACATAATGGTCGCCACCAGTCGGACAAAGACCACCAAAACAATCGTGGTCCATCCGCATTTTGATTTCGTGTGGGTGACCTCCACCATCATCCCACTCAAAAACAGTCTCACCATCATCCCAACCAACAAAGGTTGGACTATCGCTAAACACGACAAAACTGTCCGCAGAAGAACCTGTTTCATCAGCTAACGCAGCAGCAAGTTCTGCTGATACGTCAACCTCCCAACATTGCGACCAGGTGCTGGCAGTACAGCAGTACGTCTTTCCTTGATCTGCTGCGGCAGCTTCACCACCAACCTTGAGAACAATCTTGGTGTTACACGCCCCAGACGGAACCGCGTCTACGGTTTGAACAGGACCTGTTTGGTTTTGTGCGCTAGAAGGGCCGCCAAGTAATAAAATAAGCGAAACTAGTATCATCACGTTCGTAAATGATTTCACCATGTGCGTGCTCTCCTGGGTCTTTTACAACATAAGGTGTATTTTTATTTGATGCATTTGCAGCGGGTTTACCACCTGTCGTATATTCCGCTTGCGCGCCCCCAGGTAGATTACTCATTTTAACGCGTTTCTTTGCGTGTCCTGCTGCGCTATCCTCAATTAGAACAAGGTCAAGGCTATCTGGAGTTAACTTCTCTGAGACAAGTAAAATCTCTCCTGCCACGTTATCATGGATGGCATCCGAATCAGATCCAGCACCACTACTTGGCTTTGGCTCCCATTTCTCAGTAGTTGAATTCCAAGTAAGTACTTCATCATTACTTACACCAGTAACATCAGTATCTAATAGATTCGCTAATGTACCCGCACTATATGCACCAGATGAAGAGAATACTCTTGTAACATCACCGATATTAATAGTTGAAGGATCGGTAGTCAATATACGCCAATGTTGCGTCATTCGACTTCCATCTGGTGCAAAGAATTTTACAATGTATACAGTGTCAGCAGGAGTTATAATATCATTAGGTATAAGATCAAAATCAACAGAACCATCAGATTGGATTACAGTAACACCATTAGCTGCTACTATTTGCTCAGTTCCAGCATCATCTACTGTACCATGGACACTAAGACTAAAATAAATAGTACCACCAGCCCACCCTACTCCATCAGGAGTAACGATTTTACCATCGATGGTTTTTACTGCAATAGCCATTAGAGATCGCCAATATCAGTAGCTGTACCAGGAACAGTCCATACCTTTGTAAATACTGATCCATCAGGAAGAATGAACTTAGCGTTGTAATCGATTGATCCACCAGTATATTCTGCACTAGGTATGATGTTGAAATTTACTGATCCATCTTGACCAATGTCTACAATTAATGCACCACTAACTTGTTGCTCAGTTCCAGCATCATCTACTGTACCTGAAGTTACAGGGGTAATTTGAATTTTACCACCAACTTGTGCAGTTCCATCTGGTTTAACAATCTTACCTGAAACTACAATAGTTGTGATAGCCATAATATACTCCTATGTGTATTCAGTTCCAGCCTGCCAGTCAGGAGGCATAGTAGGTAAATAATCTTCTGAAATCCATTCCCATTGACGTCTATCAGTTCTAACCTCTAAATCAACTAAATTTGCATCAGTAGCCGATAACTCTACTTCTATTAAATGAATCCCACTATTCCAATCAGCCTCTACAAACGGACCATCTATAGTTGGATCAGGTATGATTGAAGTCATATCCCACCACGTTGTATCATCATTATCAAGAACATTACCATCAAGGAGTGACCATTCTAGATCAGGATCGTAGTTCGGTGATAATGTTCTTTGAGTCAACTTACCTGTATGACTACCAAGTGTGCATCTAAAAATAAAACTAGTTTGGACGTTTGAAGTCATATTTGCTTTAACTTGCGCTCTACATAGTAAACGTTGAGCACCGTTAGGTATACCCATATAAGCCGGTCCTGGACCCATTGCAGTATATCCAGATCCACCAGCTAGAGTTTGGATTCCAAAAAAAGGACGTACTGCTGGTCGATTACGTAATGCACTATAACGATTACGTATCTTACGTATCATAACTTGATTAATTTCACGTGCCGCTTCACGTTCTGAACTAGTCCATAAAGACCAACGTTGCGGTCTAATTAATTCCGTCATGGATTCGCTCTTCTAAGAAATGAACAACATGAAATATCACGTAAATCAACACTCCCACCACCAGTAACCAGAGCTTCAACTTCATAATCAACTTCAGTTCCAGCAGCAGCGTCTGCATCCCAATCAACATCAGTAATAGTAATTACTTCTGGTGACGTCCATATACTTGTAGTTAGATTTAAACGTTCTTTCCAACTACCACCATCAATTCGTACACGCACATCATGGTCTGTAGCACCAGTTTGCTTAGATTGATAACTACATACGAAATTAATACTACTCAATGCTCCAGATACAGGTATTGCGCACCATGCTGGAATCCACAGTTTCTTTGTGACGACATTTACGTATGTAGCGGATGTGACATTTGTTTCGGGAAACGTTGTGTCTATCTGTAGTTCACGCAAATGTTCTTGATTGTTGAATAACGCACTTAGAATACCAGAGTGTTCTTCATCAAGTTCAGTACCTGATCTAGATTCATCATCTAGTATCTCTATGAAATCCAGCCATGTTGCGGGTGCAATAGGCACTACACCATCTCCACTCTAGAAAGACCACCAAGATTACGAACTTCAACAAAAGCTGTACTAACGATTTTTGCTTCAATTTCGAGCAATACTTGATTTTGTAATGACGCTACCTTTATTTCTGAATCAGGAAATATAAACGTATCTGCTAACCAAATACTAGAACCCAACGCTAACTTTTCAATCCATGATCCGTTATTTATTCTAGCACGAATATCGTATGAAGCTGATCCGGCACTACGTTGATGTTCAAACGCCAACTTCCATTGCCACGTATTTGAAGTTACTGCTAACATAGATGGAAATGTAACGTAGTTTGATACTATATTATCATACGTTCCTGAAGTTGTCCTAGCATCAGTTCCATCAATTCGACAATCTACATTTGTAAGGAGTAATTCTTCTTGGTTATCATGGATATCACCTAAAAAATCTTCATCAATAGGCGTATCATCATCAAACCTTGTGAGTGGTATGCTTGTCCAAACCATTAAATTACCCTGTACACTTCTGAACCATCACTAAATGGATTGGGTGGATCTGCACCAACAAAAGCGTAAATATGGTTTGCGTCAGATTCCGCATTATAATCTGATAAACCATTAGGAGCTACCAATGCAGGTCTAAAAGGCTCTCTACGTTGACGTATTGTCAATATAATATACCCCTTCTTTTCATCGATCTTCTTAGAATCAACGAAGAACCTCTGATTAGTCAACCCTCTAACACCATTAACTAAATCAGGTATATTAGGAATATTCATCAATACTGCATCGATTTGAGAAAGATCACGGAACTCATAAAAAACCTTTACTTCTAATTGCGTCCAAGGATTACTAAGTTCTAATGCAATCCTACCCCACGCAACTTCACAATCATTGATACTATCATACTCTGGGAAAGAAAGTCTACCAGATCGCCCGCCGCGACTCTCTAACAATAAAGGTTTAGATCGACCATAAGCCGACACACTTTCCATTGAATCAACCGAAATCGAATGAATTAGTTTACCACGACTAACATTATAGTCAGTCATCATACTGGCATTATTAATGACCTTGCTATAATTACGTTTCCACTTTGCTGCTGAAAAGTCTTTCTTTACCCAATTATCACCAATAGTAGTTTCAGTAGGGAAGAAATCATGGTATCGGTCAATAACGAATTGTTCTTTTGAATTGACGAGTGGTTTTAAAGCGAACGGAAGAAGTAGATGTAATTCTGCAAATTCTTTAAGTTCATCAATTGGTTCAGTTTCAACAAATAAAACGGCTGTTCCAGTTTCTTTATTACCAGTTGCCGCATCAAATGTGGGTACAGGCCATAGAGTGTCACGAATCTCATATACTTTATTAAAGTTGATGAGTGTATATTTTACACCTACACCATCTCCATCACCTAAATCATATGGTCCGTTTGTCTGCTTATCATAGGGACCTATTACAGAATAATCATCGACGTATGCGATAGCACTACTTTGTTGAGCTAAGTTGATGTTTACTGAGTAATCATCGGCTGGATCAAACCCAGAATCAGTTAGAATTGACCAATGGTATTTAATCCACACACCGAATCTAGTAATAGTTACTTCATCTGACCATTGAAAATCGTATGTATCCCAAGTTTGAGTTTCTTCAATCCAGATTTTTAAACCGTCTTCATTTCTGATCCTGACTCTGATTGTTTCAGATGCATTACCCGCATCAGCGACGTATACCCATACTGATACGTTGTAACCCTTACCGGGAGTCAAACTAGGTTGCGAGGCAGGCTCAATACTAAGTGTAGGACTTGACGAATTACCATCCAATTTGGCACTACTACCACTACGGACAATTGTAGTTTCTTCGGTTACAGTACCCGTAGTATTCCAATTGTCGGGTTCACCGCCGGACCAATCATCGAGGTCACTATTTGTTAGTTGTTCACCGCCACCAGATTCTAACGTTGCATCTGTGGTTGTCAACCACTCCATAAGAACGTCTACCGGACTTCCTCTTTTCACCCATACATGGAATACTTCAGATTGGTCAATAATGAAATCTTTACCGGTACTATTACTAGCACCAACACCAAAATAATCCCTAGTAATTCCTGAAAACGCTCTACCATTTTGCTGCGTATATTGGATTAGTTCTTGTTCTTTAGTTCTTCTATCGACTATTAAAAGATAACCCGGCACTCTAAATAAAGAATCAGTACCTACATTAGCAAGAGTAATTGTTAAATCACCATCTCTAAAATCACCAGCTAATTCAAATGCTTCAGAATCAAAGTCTTCATATAACGCATTACTCATAGCTTTAAATGCGTTAGTCAACATGAATTTATATCCGCCACCAAAACCCATATCAATTCTATAGTCTTCCATCTGCCAACGAGATACTAAATAATCTGCTTCATCTTCACCAAAAAGACCTTGACGTTTAATTACTAACGTTTCAGAAAGGTTGGCATCATTAGTCGATAACCATGCCGTTACTAATTGATCCACATCTGTAATACTGAATTCTGAATCACCTACTTCAAGACTAGCTTTAGTTAGATCGAACTTAGCGCCACTACTAGGTGTAGATATAGCACCAACAAATTGAGTCCACCCCGAAGGTAAATTCAATAAAGCGTGATCGCGTGTGACAAATCTAGTTTGAATTTCAGGAAAGTCCCACACTACGCAAATAGTCTTACTTTGATCTGAAAGACTCAATCTGTGTACTCCGTGTACGCAAGAAACTTATACTTATAATTACGTCGATTAAATCCAGGTGGATATTCAATCTTTGGAGTTTTAGGATCTGGAATCAAAAACTGATAGTGTCTCTCTCCATTAGTAAAAAGATCACGATCAGCCCAAAAAGCACACTGACCAGGAGTATCGCTACCTATTAATTTTTGAAACCCCTTTAAATGGTAGTCTAATACACTATTTTCAACGACATTAGTTATATCGATATCTAAATCAGATGAACTTTTATTAACTTTAACTATTTCCGCTACACCATCACCTTGATTTACATTATAACCTGTATTACCAGTAGACTTATACCTATTAAGTCCCTTATGAAAATCAACCAATCCTCCCATGAATACCCTATCCCACCAAACATGACCAGAAGCATCGTAGTCATTAACTGTATCAGTTTCATATCTGAGATGAACTTCCATTCGATCAGTATCAGCATGGATAGTCTGGGCGGTAACATACATAAGCCATTCTGGTCCTAAACCAACAATAAATGACCTAGAGGTGGGCGCGGTTTTCTCTGTACCTTCACCAACAGTTAGATTACTTCCATCGTATTGTTTCAGATCAAGATATACGTTATTATCTACGCCAGGTGTACCTAAGCGAACCATAGCAGTAACACCGAATTCAAGATTACCCGCTTTTAGAATTGCCAGTAAATCATCTGCTTGGATACGTTGAGCAGCAACGGCTTTGTTTCCTGCACCAGCAATAGAGACATTTTGTCTAAGGGATTGTACCGATGGGGCGGCAATTCCTGCACTATGGAACTGTGCGTCATCGACGTCATTGAGTCCATTAACCGAACTGGTAATGTCCCAACTTGATGGGTCCGCTTCATCTGCATCTACCTCAAAAGAGTGATTGAGTAGATTGGGTTGCCCGTATAGAATAAGCGGCTTACCCATTAAATCGTTCTCCGTCGGAATGATATCAGTTGACCAAGACCGATCATTTCGTCAATGGATTCAGCAACACGCCTTGATAGTTCATCACTAACTCCATTATCTACCCAATTATCACCAGTAAATTGCATGCTGATATTCACAACGTTAGACTCGTTTCCTAACCCCAACTCTTTGACAGCACGGCGAGCCCTTTCTCCTCTTAGCGGAAATACTCCCTCAGGCCCCGCCTCACCAATTGTAACATCCGTACGCCGATTAAAGATGCCACCATCTGCCGCGACAAGTGAAGCCCCTGTACCGGCTCCTAACGCGGCTCCTGTTGACATAGCACCAGCAGCAATACCTGTCGCAATTCCTACATTTTGAGTCGCGATACCTGGTGCAGCAGCCCAACCCCAAACAGGTATTGCAGCAGCAGAAGCAAACGAGCTTAAAGCTACCTCACCCATATAACCCGCCATGTTCGCCATATGCTCTGTAACTATACTAGTCTTAGTAAGTTTATCCCAAATGAGTTTTTGAATACCCCATTGAATCAACATCGAGATACCCTGCTTTGCAATAGACTTAAGCGATTCACCTACTGATTTCTGTAGGTTCTCTTTATCAACTATAATCTTGGCAGTAGTATCACCAATAGAAGTTACAATAGACATACCGTAATCTTTCCATTGTTCCTTCCATTCTTTACCAAACTCTCGAAGACGTTCAACCATTGTCTCCAGTTCACTTTGAAACTTATCAGCAAGTCCATCAACAGAAGCAAACATACGTGCTTGATCTGCGATCTCTGCTAAGTTTTCTGGTATCTCTTGACCAGCTTTATTAGCTGCATCAATCAACGCTGTTAGTTCTTCTGCAATTGCACGCAATGCAAATTCTACAGTTTCACCATTTTCTTCTGCTTTACTGGATACTTCAGTCCAGAACAACGAAAAATCTGTGAGTGCTCGTTTAGTAGCGAGACCAGATGAAGCAGCGGCACTTTCAAGTCTTTCCCATGACTCTTCAACAAATTCAGAATGAGTTTTTGTACGTTCAGCTTCTCTAGCATAATGCTCAAGAAGTTTAATAAACTTTTTAAGTTCATTAGGAATTGGAACACCTAACTTTTTATGCGCTTCAACGAAATCAAGAATACGTTCTGAAGCTGCACCAGCAAATCCTTGTAGGAGTTGCATATCTTTACCAACGTCTCTTTGAAACTGTTTGAACGCTTCCTGTTCATTTTTCAACGCTTCTGGTCTAAACAATTGAACTTCAGCTAATGAAGTATCTACAAACTTAGTAGCGTTCTCCCTAATTTTTTCCAACGCTTTAGATGCACGTTCTAACTGCTCTCCAATTTCTTTGTCAATTTCAAGTTGTTCATCTAGTAGTTTATTTGCTAAATTAATCTGGTCTGTCTGATTAGTAGTCTCTCTTCCTGCTTTCTCCCAAATCTCTAAAATTGACTTACTACCATTCTCAAACTTCTTCGCTTCTTTACCAAGACGAGTATAACTACTAACCGCTTTATCTACTGTCGGAGCGAACTTTTCAAGAACTTCTGTAACACTCTTCATTACAGCAGTTCGACCCTTACTATCTGCATCTTTAAATGTTCTGAGTAATTCTCGAACTCTAGAGATATTTCTAAGTTCATCAGGTTCAAGAAACCCTATAGGTTGTCCAGCTTTTTCTACAAGTTTATCCATCAACTCTACAGAGTTTTCAAGTGATATAGCAAACGCCCGCATATCTTCTGGATTTCTTCTCCAACGTTCAATTATATCACGTACTTTATTATCTAAGCCAGAATATCTGCCAATGAGTTTACCAACTTCCCATCCAATCGCTAAAGCACCAGCTACGCCTACTAGATGTACTGCACGTAGCTGCTTAGTTAATAGAAGTGCAATATTTTTAAGTTTTAACATTCCACTTCCAGCCGCCAAAACGTGAAAATTTAATAGTTTTAATCCCTGCCACGCAACAACAAAAAACCTACCAACACGAAATAAAAGCAGTATAGATAGTAATTTAATCGCTGCTTTCGTTATTTGAACTAAAGTAGCTGTTAAGTTATCTAGTCTATCAGCACCTTTACTAAATTCAGTGATAATATTTCTAGCTTTCACCGCCAATGCAGTCAATGATGGATTAACACGTTCAAAAACTTCAATCGCAAGATTACGCCACGCACTTGTCAGCAGAGTAATCTTACCCTGAAGGTTATCAAGTCGAATCTCTGCAACCTCTTTCGCTGTTCCACCAGCACGATCAAGGGAGAACTCAAACCGACGAATAGCTTCACCACCAGCCTGAACCATAGCAAGAAAAGCAGGACCAGCACGTTGACGCATCTCGTCCATAACATCACGCATATTAGCACCAGACGCATTAACTTTATCAATAGCGTCAGCAAGACCAATAAGCGTTCCATCAGCATTTGTTAATTCAAGTCCATATCCAGCAAGTCCCTTCGAACCTTCCTCAACATCACCAATCAGAGTAGTGATAATTCTACGAAGTGCGGTACCTGATCTCTCTGCACGAATATTTCGGTTAGCCAATATAGCTAGTGCAGCACTAACTTCATTGAATCTCAAACCCGCTTGATTCGCAACTGTTCCCATAAATGAGAACGACACACCAATATCACGAATTGTTTGGTTCGAGTTCGACGCCGTGAAAGCCATAACGTCAATAGCTTTAGCTAGTCCTTCTGTTTCAAGTGCAAAACCCTTTAGAGTACCAACAGCAATAGTCGCTGCATCCGCCATATCTAACTCACCAGCAGCAGCAAGATTGAGTACAGCGGGCATAATTCCGTAGATTTGATTTACTTGAAGACCAGATAGAGCGAGTTTCTCCATCGCTTCTGCTGATTGACCAGCCGTGAATACAGTTGTCGCACCAAGATGCTTTGCTTGGTCAGCTAATTTACGAAAATCCGCTCTAGTTCCTTGCGATACCGCCCGAACACCAGACATTGCTTTTTCAAACCCAGCACCAGCAGTAAAGAAATCCTTAACCATACCAACGCCAAAGATAACTGCTGAGATTTGAGCTAATCGAACAAAACGTTCACCAATTCTTCCCAAATTCGCAACTGTTTGTTCAGCCGCAACTTGAGAAGCACGCGCCATTTTTTGTAGACTCGCAGCAGAAAGGTTCGCATCAGATCGTAAAGCCTGATGTGAAC